TACCAACGCCAACGAGCCGTGACCTACTGGCCTCTCGCTGACCAGTTGGATGCCTTGTATTGGGATAAAAAGAACGGCACAAACGTGTGGGAACAGCATATTGAAGCCGTCAAAAACAAGTTTCCGAAGCCATAGTGAATAAGAAGTTTATACCAGGATACCCGTGATATCCTGCCTGGATTCCAGGAAAAAGCTTTGTTACACGGGAAAATTAGCGTATAATTAGCTACGAATCATTTATAAAGGAGAGTGCAAAATGTTTGATCACGTTACGACATGGATTAAAAAGTTAACCGAAGCTGGTGTGGCATTGTTGGCACTAGCAGTTGTTGCCCAAGTTCTTTTTGGACAAGCGGTTCCGTTTGTAGGTGGGGATGTTGTCGGGAATATCACCACTATTGTGGCAGCCCTTGGTAGTCAAGGATTAGTTGGGCTGGTTGCAGTCGGTGTATTGTATGCGATTTTCAATAAGCATGCCTAATAAGGCATTTTATAGATAATTAACAGATTGGAGAACAACTATGGTTGCTTCAATAATTGGATTTATTGATAAAGCGATGCCAGGATATAAAACCTATGTGTTAATGCTGGTTGGCTGTAGCATGATGGTGTGTCAAATGTGGGGATACCATCATTTCTCTGCGGAAGCGTGGGGTATGCTAGGTATTGGTAGTGCAGCCACTTGGAAAATGGGCCTGGATAGGAAGAAAAAGTAGGTTTATCATGAATGCTTTTATGGCCTTAGCTGCTGGTTTACTCGTCTTAGCGTGTGGACCAATTGGCAGTCCAACTTGGCATGCAGATATCTGTTCACCGAATGTGATTTGCGGGACTCTTGAAGAAGTCCAAGCATGGGCAGAAAAGGAAAAACGTAAGCATGGCACGAATGAAAAAGGCCAGTGGAAAAACGAAGGGGAGCGGAAGGCTACCAAAAAGTGGAAAGCCTGAAGCTCCTCTTTCTACGCCTACTCCTAATCCTAAAGATATAAAGGATCCTAAGAAAGAAGATGATCCGGGATCTGTGGGGTGTAAAACCAATTGGTATACTGGGGTATTAGTCTATAAACGAGAGCATAAATAATGGCAAAAGACAAACAAAAGAAAAAGCAGAAACAGCAGAAATCACATAGTATGCCAGCTACACCTGTTATGGTGATTAATATCCCCCATGAATCGTCTATGAAAAAGAATACATTAATAGGTGCTGTGTATAATAATAGAGCAACAGAAGGATGTGATTAATGGATTTAGTGGCACTATTTGGAGATCAAACCTGGTTTCAAATTCTTGGGCAAGTTGTCCTTTTATTTACTGTTATTACCGGGGCATTGCCAGATCGGTTTGTTCAAAAAATTCCAGTATTAGGTACACTTTGGCCTATTTTTAATTGGTTAGCTGGAAATGTCTTTAATAATATTAATCATCCTCGAGGAATGGCAGCTCGATTAGAGGTCGAAAGAGAAATTGATGACGCAAAAGCTAAAGTCAGGGCTCGTACTGGTATGCCTGATGTTCTTGACGGGATGTAGCTTTCCTTGGGGACAGCTTATTCCGCCTACTTTGAATTTTGCGCTTGGATTTTATGATGCCAATGATTATTACGCAAAAGAATGTCTCTGGTATGATGAAGTCAAATTAAATATTGAAACAAAAGAATGGCTGCTTAATAATAATCCTCCGGATATTGTCAGCCAGGATTTAGCCCAAGTCAGCAGAAATAATGATATTTATAAAGAAGTTTGTAAAAAAGACAAAAACATGACTGATAAAGTAAAGAGTAAAGCAGAAAGGATCTTACAATAATGGCAAATGCGGATCTGACTTTAGCTCAAAAACGAAAATACATCGCTAGTCTTTCACAAAATTTACAAACTCCTGTTAGTACACAAGATTTTATCTATAGAACACGCGGAGGCATTCAAAAATTATCGAATGAGGATATTGTACAAAGGCGAATTGATGCATTAAGATTAGGTCCTCTTTATAGATAACGGGGCAGGAGATTCTTTATGGCGAAATCAATGAAACTTGGTGGTGGGGGACGATTCGAAAAATTAAAGAATAAACTGGGAAAACAGGGCGCAAAGAATCCGGCAGCATTAGCAGCTCATATTGGACGAAAGAAATACGGCAATAAGAAAATGGCATCAATGGCTGCTAAAGGCAGGAGAGGAGCATAACATGCCTAAAGGAATAGGAACATACGGAACAAAACGAGGTAGACCTCCGAAGAAAAAGAAGAAGAATATTATTAAACGGAGTACGAAAAAATATACGAGTTAATCATCTGGGAGGAGGATAATATGTTACAAGCCTTAAAAGCACGATATGAAGCAGATATCCTCCAAGCTGAGGATGCTATTCAGATTATCTTAAATAAACATACAGCCGTAGCCGAGCATCCGACAGCGAAGCTCTGGGATGATCTGGATGAGCAAATTGGGATTCTGGCTGACCGTCAGGATAAATTAGAAGCTATAGCTAGGGTATTGATTGATTAATATGATTAAGACTGTACCAGTTTTTATTGCGTTACTGACAATGCTCGGCGGAACATGGATATTTATGGATGCTCGATGGGCCAAAAGCGAAGATCTACAAAATGTAGCTAGTCGCTTGGATTATAAAATTAAAGAAGATCAGGTCTTAGGATTACGTCAACATATTTGGGAGACACAAGCCCATTATTGTAGTATTGGATCCTATTGTAAGCCAGGGGAACTTTTACACGTTCCACCTCCAGTTCAACGAGAACTCCAACGGATGAAAGATGACGAAACCAGATTAACAAAAGAACTCGAAAATCTCCGGAATGGCAAGGCTCAATAAAGCCAAACAACATCAATACTTTTTGTTAAATCTGCATCTACGTGAATAAACTTTCGTCCAACTCCTATTCGATTAAATACTTGAAAAGCTGCATGCAATAACTGATAGCGTTCAGTTGAGCCTTTATAGGCTAAATCAGCAGCCCAGCCCTCGATATGACTGGATGTCGGAGAAGCATTAATCGTTGTATTATACAGCTGGCACCGCATTCCACTACTAATCCGAATTGGTCGTTGCACCATATCTCGGACTAGTTGGACTTTTTCAGCTAACTCATCTTTGATGTTATCGGTTCCACACCCACATTTACAGGCATATTCTGCTCGGTCAAAATTAGCGGTTAGATCTCCCATGTTATCTCCTTAATGTTGTATCCCCTTCTCGATAGGAAGGTTCAGGATTAGGATATTTCTGAAACAATTTATCGACAATAGTTTGTAATCGAAGGGTATCTCCTTCCACATCTGATTTTGGCGGTCGATCATCTTCACACATATTTCGCATCTGGGCATCACGAAGAATATATAACGATGCAATCGCCTTGGTAATATGATGAAGATTACTGTCCGGGTCAATATCTTGACCCTCCCAGTAATCCAGTAAATGCCCAATGGTGGCATCAATATAGGTACTGGCGTTTACACCAGCAATACGATAGTTATGTCGGCCATATTTCATTGCGCCTTCCATAACACCAATCGTCACTTCTCTTGTCACATTGGCAGGAAGTCCTGAATAAAATCTGGGTTTCCGTGTCCCAATGGCTTCTTTAGGATTTGTTTTTTTAGACATATTTCCTTTTTGTATGGTATATATTATATAGCATGCCGGACTTTAATTTTACAGATAAAGAATTTCTGTCAATCATGGATTTAATTCTTAAACAGGATATTCCCCTAGGAGAAGATTATATTCCAGTAGCTTCCATGGATGAACGTATTGATATGGGACGATTAGATAGTTTAAGCATGGTTATGTTTTTTGTCTGGTTAACTGACTTATTTGGCATTCCTGAATCAAAATTACAGGATTTTATTGGTAAAGGAAACCTTACCATTCAAGCTATTAAAGACTTTGTTACAACTGAATATACTCGAACTTCATCAATAGCTGAAGCTAAGGAATATTCAAAAAGGCTCTTTCAATAGCTATTCTTCTATGTATGTAACGCATACAAATTCCGTCTATTCTGAGGATATTACCCTTTTAGATCATATTCCTTACCCTCAATATGTGCATCAAGTCGGAACTGGCGGCGGGGTTGTGGTTCAGCATGGTATCCGAACAATGCCAGGGGAATTAATTGATTATGTGCTCAAAGGCAAATATGGAGCCGCAACAGGGACATTAGAGTTTATTCAGGCATTAACTAAGCTAAAGTCTTGTAAAATAGGGCTTATATTGGCAGCAGGTGGAACAGTATGGACAGGATACGAAGCAAATATCAAGCGAACATCTCAATATCCAATCCAACAAATTCCAGAAATGGGCGTTACTCATGTCTATGCGGGATATATTGCTAACAAAATAGGCTCTTTTGATTATATCGCAACAGATTGCTCAAATTGTATTAGTGGGCATTCTGCTTGGTATACTGGATATAATATGTTAGCTTTAGGCATATTAGACGCTATGGTCGTTATTTCAGTGGATAATAGCTTGTCGGAAGAGTATTTATCAGTATTTGGATCACATGGACTGAGTAAACTTGTACATGAAGAAGAAGACCCCTCAGTTATCAAATTTAGACTGGGCCAGGGCTGCAATATCACGGTATTCGAGACGACGCCAGAATTATGTGGGTATTCTGTCTTAGCTAAAATTACTGATATGCATATTGCAGCTGAATCTCATAATAGCCCATTAGGTATAGCATGTACTGGAGAAGGGTATAAAAAAGTTATTCAGAATGTCGATACGGATCAAATTGATTTTATAAAAACGCATAGTACATTTTCTGATGATAATACGGTTGAAGAGGAAGTTATTGGTGAATTATTTGGAAATATTCCGGTTATTAATTATAAGTTACGTATTGGGCATACCATGGGAGCCGCGACAGCTATAGAAACAGCCCTGGCTATACAAGAAGAATCTGGAACATTTCTTAGTCTGGGAGCGGGAATGGGTAATGTCTTTTCATCTGCAGTCGTGGAGATTTTATGATCTTTTCACATGTTAGTTTAATACAAGAAGGAGAGGCAGTATTGTTTTATCGATTTAGTCGTCCATTAAATGGGTATATGATTGCAGGAGTCTTGGTTAGTGATAACGTAGAAGCCAAGATGAATTTTGCCAAGATCTGGACATATTTTGTTTCTGAAATAGTCAGAGATCGTGATATTTATTGTTCTATTCCTCTCGGAGTAACTAATTCCATGTTTAAAAATTACTGTGATTATTATGATACAATAGATGATCTTAAAATATATAAGGTTGATAATTTTCTTAAAAAACAATACAGTAGCTACGAAAAACACAAAGAACGAGCCGGGAGCAAGACATGAGTGAATTAAATAATAATATAGATTTAGACGCCGATGCTGTCGAAACGGATGCTTCTACCCTGGTAGATTGGGAAAATCCCCCTAGTTTGGCTAATTTGAAACAAGATTATGAATCCGCGTTAGTAGCTCATCAAGCCCATGTTGATGAAATTGATGCTTGGTTACGGGTTTTAGATGGGGATCAGACAATTAATGCAAAGCAAGGACGTTCCAGATTAGTTCCTCGATTAGCACGTAGACAAGCTGAATGGCGTTATGCAGCCTTATCTGAGCCATTCTTATCTACAGATGATCTCTTTAATACCTCTCCTCAAACATTTGAAGATAAAGAAGTAGCTGTTCAAAATGGACTGGTTTTGAATTATCAGTTTAATTGTCGTATGGATAAAGTAAAATTTATTGATGAATATATTCGAACAGCTGTTGATGAAGGTACGGTCGTTGTACGTACTGGTTGGGAATTTGAAGAAGGTAAACGAAAAGTTTATGAAGATATTATGAATAGACAAGTAGTTATGAGTCCAGAAGGAGAACCTACACAACAAGAAATTAAAGTTGGTCAGAAAGCTACGTTAAAAACAGTAACAATCAAGAATCAACCTGTTTTAACAGTTTGTGATTATAATAATTTAGTATTAGATCCAACTTGTGAAGGAGATATCGAAAAAGCAAGCTTTGTTATTTACAGTTTTGAAACATCGTTATCCGAACTGAAAAAAGATGGGCGATATACGAATCTTGATGATATTAATTTTGAAAGTGCTTCTGTTCTAGCGGATCCTGATCATGAAGTAAATACGGAAGATACAGCTTTTACATTTAAAGATAAGGCTCGTAAAAAGGTAATTGCTCGTGAATATTGGGGATATTGGGATATCGATGATACTGGTGAAGTCAAGCCATTTGTGGCTACATGGGTTGGCAGCACGTTTATTAGAATGGAAGAAAATCCCTATCCTGATAAAAAGATTCCATTTGTCTTAGTTCAATATCTACCACGCCGTAAAAATATCTATGGAGAACCTGATGCTGCACTTATTGAAGATAACCAAAAAATTGTGGGCGCTGTTACCCGTGGTATTATTGATATTATTGGTCGAAGCGCGTCGGGACAACAAGGAATTAGAAAGGATGCTCTTGATGTAACCAATGCACGAAAGTTTGAACGAGGTGAGGATTATAAATTTAATGCGAATGTCGATCCGCGACAAGCCTTTCATATGGAAGTCTACCCGGAAATTCCTCGTTCAGCCCTTGAAGTCCTCAATATGCAAAATAACGATGCTGAAGCATTAACGGGTGTGAAAGCCTTTACTCAAGGTATTTCTGGTCAGGCACTTGGTGTGACAGCAACTGGTATTCGATCAGCACTTGATGCTACATCTAAACGTGAATTAGGTATTTTACGTCGATTATCTAATGGATTAAACCAAATTGGACGTAAAATTATTTCCATGAATTCAGAATTTTTAGATGATGAAGAAATTATTCGTGTTACTAATGAAGAATTTGTTGCGATTAACCGTAATGATTTAGGCGGTAAATATGATATTAAATTAAATATCTCTACTGCTGAAGCTGATGAACAAAAAGGTAGTGAATTAGCTTTTATGCTTCAAACAATGGGTAACACCATGCCCCCGGAAATGAGTCAGATGATTTTGGCGGATATTGCTCAATTACGAAAAATGCCTGATTTAGCTAAACGTATTGCGGAATATCAACCTCAACCAGATCCAATGGCTCAACAAAAAGCTCAGCTTGAAAATGCCTTATTAGAAGCGCAAGTTGCAAATGAAATGGCTAAGGGTCGTGAGAATGAAGTAGATGTTCAGTTGAAATCTGCGAAAGCTGCAACAGAACAAGCTAAGGCCAGAGGAATGCATAGTCAATCTGATATTTCTGATCTTGATTTTGTTGAAAAAGAATCTGGTGTCCAACATGCTCGAGAGATCGAATCAGATGAAAGAAAGCATACTCAACATATGGATGATAAAGAGTTTGATCGTCTTGCAAATCTTGATAAATCTGCGTTTGATGCAATGACTAAACAATAAGGAGGGTTATGACAGACATTGAACAAGTAGAAATTCAAATCGACATGGCTAATCGAATTCGAAAATTACGCGATAATTGCGTAAAGTTAATGAACAGTAAAACTTTTAAAGATGTTATTGAAGAAGGTTACTTTAAAGAAGAAGCTGCTCGATTAGTAATGGCGAAAAGTTCTAATTTAAATCCTGATCAAATGCGCTTAATTGATAATATGATTTGCGGTATTGGCGCTTTATCTAATTGGTTTGAATCAGTGATCAGACGAGGAGCAGAAATGGATCAAGCTATTGGAGAGCATGAACAAACTCGAGAAGAAATTTTAGCTGAGGAGATTAAAGTATGAGTTCGCAAACCTCAAGTTTAGGATTATCTGATCAAGAATTTTTAGAAAAAGATCCAGCTGAATTTTTATCTGATGAAGAATCTGACGATCTGACAGCTGAACAAAAATTAGATATAGAACCTACTACTGAAGAACATGAAGCTCCTCCTTCTGAAACAACAGAGGAGGTTAGTGAAGCACAGGAGCAAACTGATGCTGTACTCGAAGAGGATGAAGTAAGCCAACCGGATGGGGATACCCAGACGGAGCTTGAAAAATCCACTGACAGTGACACAGCAGAATCTCCGGACACTAGTAAACCAGGCTCGTCTGACACAAAGGAGGATACTCCGGAAACTTCTGAGTTTGATTACGAACGTGCTTATAAAAAGGTATCTGAACCTTTCAAAGCCAATGGCATTGATATGCAAGTAAAGAATCCTGAGGATATTATCCGTCTCATGCAAATGGGTGCGAATTATCAAAAGAAGATGGCACAATTAAAGCCACATTTAAAAATAGTTAAAATGCTCGAGAAAAATGAGCTTTTAAATGAAGCTAAATTGTATAATCTTATTGATATATCCAAAAAAGATCCCAAAGCTATCGCTAAGCTTGTACAAGAAAGTAGTATAGATCCTTTAGATATTGATAAGGACGGATCTAACGATTATCAACCAACTGATTATTCCGTTAGTGATAAAGAATATAATTTAGATACTGTACTTGATGAAATCAAAGATACTCCAACTTTTAATAAAACAATTCGTGTTTTAACAAAAGATTGGGATCAAGGTAGTAAATCTACAATTTCCGATTATCCTGAGATTATTAGTGTTATCAATACTCATATGGGTAATGGAGTCTTTGACAAAATTAATTCGGTATTACAACGGGATAAAGCATTAGGCAAACTAACTGGTATTCATGATGTTGATGCCTATAAGCAAATCATGGATCAGATGTTTGAGCAAGGTATTTTGATTAATGATGCACCAGTTGATTCTGATAAAGACAAGACATCATCCAAGTCAGTATCAAATCCTGCAGATAATGAAGATAATGCTGATCGAAATAAAAAACGAAAAGCAGTAGCACCGGTGAAGCAAACGACATCTACAAAAGGATCTGCTGATACAGATTTTTTAGGGTTGTCGGATGAAGAATTTATGAAGAAGTATGCAACCCGGTAATTACCTACTTTTAAGATAATAGGACAAAATTATGGCAAACGAAAATGCATATAATAGTCCTTCTAGTACCGCTAGTGGGACTGCATCAGATATCGGCGCTCAAGCGAGAACCGATTATTATTTTAAGAAAGCCCTGATTTCTGTTCGGGATAAGATGTACTTCACGCCTTTGGCTGATGTACGTGCGATGCCTAAACATATGGGTAAGAAAATCAAGCAAGATGTGTATGTACCTATGCTTGATGTATTAAACACTGGTGACCAGGGATTAGATGCCGCAGGTACGGCGTTAACCGCTGGAACGTATTCCGCATGGAATGCAGCCGGTGTTCTTCAAAATACCAACTATGCAAATAGAGCTGCTGCTCGAACTGCAGCTGGTGTTGACGGTGAAGTTGGATTGAATGACCAGAACTTGTACGGATCTTCTAAAGATACCGGAACAATTACATCTAAAATACCAACTCTTCGTGAAAACGGCGGTAGAGTGAATCGCGTTGGATTTACCCGGACACAAGTTGAGGGTGAATTGCTGAAACGTGGATTCTTTACTGAGTATACTCAGGAATCAATGGACTTCGATTCAGATGCTGATTTGTTGTCTCATATTACTGAGGAAGCTCTTGTTGGGGCGAATGAGCTGACTGAAGCAGAGCTTCAGGCAGATCTGATTACTAATGCCACAGCAAATGGAACAGCCTACTTCTGTTCAGGTGCAACAGCTGCTGTTAAAGGCGGTGGTGTATCAGCGAAGTTAGCTGTTGACGAAGTTGTGAAATACGAGGATTTGATGAATCTTTCAATTGCGTTGGATGATAATAAAACACCTAAGCAAACGAAGATTATTGCGGGTTCTCGTATGGTTGATACCAAAACCGTGAATGGTGGTCGAGTGATGTACATAGGGTCAGAATTGATTCCTGTTGTGCGTAAATTGACTGACATTTCTGGTTCAGGTGTTGGTACTGGTTTTGTCAGTGTTGAAAAATACGCTGATGCCAGTAATATCTTGAATGGTGAAATTGGTTCTGTGGACCAATTCCGAATCGTTGTTGTTCCGGAAATGCAGTTTACGGAAAACGGTGGTGCATCTGCCGCTGATACTGCAGGTACGGGTGATAACGGTGCGGACATCTATCCAATGTTAGTTGTTGGAGATGGTGCTTTCACCACGATTGGTTTCCAAACGGACGGAAAGAATGTCAAATTTTCCATTAACCATAAGAAGCCTGGGAAAGAAATTGCTTCTTTGGATGATCCATATGGTGAAGTAGGCTTCTACTCCATCAAGTGGTACTATGGATTTATGGCACTTCGTCCAGAGAGACTTGGTATTATTTGGACCTGCATCACAGCAGTATAAATAATACTTCTGTTAGCGTTCCTCCGGGCCCGTAAGGGCTCGGGGGGGCACTCTTTTAAATTATAATCAGGAGGTCAGTATGGAATCGGCAGTGTCAACTCCCATTAATCAAATGACTGATGAAGAAATTAAACAAGAATTAAAAGATTATGGAGTGAAGTTTCATCATAAGGCAGGAACGACAAAATTAACTGACTTACTTGAAGATGTTCGCCGAAATCCTTCAACTATGACACAAGATATTGATCTTGAAGTTGAAGCCACGGATAGACCATATAAAGGTGGGAATCCCAATGCTAGTGAAGCTGCAAAAGCTGCTGCTGCGAAACATTTTACATTAACTCCAGAAAAAATGGCTCTGAAACTTGTTCGAGTAGTCGTTACTCCAAATGATCCGCTTATGGCAAGTTACCCAGGATTAATTTTTACCGTTGGTGTTTCAGGAATTAATAATGGACGCATGATTAAAAAATTCGTGCCATTTAATAATGAGGAAGGTTGGCATGTTCCACAAATTATTTTGAACCAAATCATAGGCGCGGAAATGCAAAAATTTAAAACTGTGACTCGCCCCAATGGTGAAAAAGTTTTGGAACCGTATATCACGAAAAAGTTTAACGTGAGAGAATTGCCTCCTCTTACCCCAAAGGAGTTGGAACGATTAGCTGCTGCTCAAGCCGCTAATCCTGCATTCCGTATAGGAGATAACTAATGGCTGATCTTACCATTGCTGATTTAACTGCAAATGTAGCGACATCTGCCAGTAATGTCGTGACAGGTACCGGTATATTTGATGACATGATGGAAACGGTGAATGCACATCTTGCTGCACAATTTAACCTTGGTCGGATTACTGGCAGTGATTACGCACAGGTGTATTTAACAGCGATGCAAGCAACAGTACAACAAGCAGTAGCCTATACACTTGGAAAGCAGAAAACGAATGCCGAAGTTAATTTATTGTTTCAAAAAGAAATATCAGAATTTGGGCAAACTGAGCAATCTACAAAAGTTGCACCAGCTAGTACAAGTCTTTTAGGTCGAGCAGCCAATTTATCGACTGAACAAGCCAAAGGATTTAAATGGAATGCTGACCAAAAATATTTGAAAACAATTTTGGATGCATGGGCAATTAATATCTCGACAGCTGGTGTAGCAGCAACAGGTGTTACCGCAATTAATGAAACTGGAACAGGCAACATAAATACCCAAATCTCTAATGCTGAGCCTACCTAATGGAGGCAGGGCATGGGTTTTATAGCCGATATTTTTCAATCAGTTGTTGATGTTGTTGTTGCGATAGTTGATGCAGTTGTTCAGGTTGTTGAAACCGTAGTTACGGCTATCATGGTTATTTTAGGCTATGATGGCGGAAGTACCCAGGTTGTTGAATATTATGAAGTTCATAATATTCCGTTATTTACAGATGAAGACTTAACCGTCACTCTTACCAGTGCAATCCAATCCAGCATTTATAATGAAACCAGTCTGATTAGTGAACTAATCTTTGCATTAAATTTTACAGAACTTAAAGGGAATATTAAGAAATTTATGGCCTTTATTGAGAATGGCTATTATTTTGAAGGATTCCCATCAATACAATCCCACATTTTAATTATTGATTACAGTGAACTTGGAGATGTATTAGATACACTGAATGGCGTTCCTTGTACAAATGAAAATGCCTATTTACGAGCCTTATCAAAATCTGATTGGGTTAAATATTGGTTACAAGAAAATAAAGATTATGATGTTGGAGATAATCTTTTAGGTACAGTCTATCGTGAAGTTGTCACATCTCCAGTCACTCCTGCCGCAGATACTGTTACTGTTACCCCGTCTACAAATCATTTTGCTGTTGAGATTACAAGTGCCGTCTCGACGTCAGATGATGTCTTAGCTGATACACGCTGGCAAGTGAATTTTGGCACGATTGTCTATAATGCCACTCCGGATACCTATACTGTTCAGGTCTATAATGTATCTGGTATTACCAGAACCCTTTCTTATACGGTTCCAAGTCGACCTACACAACTTCACTACGTTTCGTTTTATTATCGAAATTCTGCCCCTTCTCGTACTTATATTTTTATCTACCAAGCTGGGTCAGGAACATATACTGATTTAGATACTGTTGAAGATCCTATTGATCAACAAGGTTTGAATATTCAATCAATGAATCCTATTCCATTAAGAATTAGTAATACAGATTTTACATCATTTGGTGCAACAAAAGCCCAGCAAATCGATGATTTAGCTTTTAAGGTTAACATCGATGCAGAAGCGCTTTTAGATCGAATTATGAGTGATCCTGGATCTCAACCAGGAGATGTTGATCATATTTATATTAATTTTGGTGTACGAATGTGGGATACGTCTCAACCAGGCATGGGATATTTATTTCAAATGTTTGAGAATATTTATCCTTCACAGAGCGTTACTAAAGGAGTGTACGATAATACGCCTGCAGGAGATGAAAAACCTGCCAATAATATTATTACGGAAACTGATGATGGTCGCTGGATTTTTCGATGGGCATATATTACTTACGAACATACCTCACTTACTGATATTAATGCGAATAGTGGCAGTGTACAAAACGGTATTTACTATTCAGATATGTCACGATTTACTAGTAATAATATTTTATATAATAATTACTATGTCTCGTCTGGCAAAGGATTATATAATGTTGGGTACAAAGCGAGTACATTAAGCGAAGTTCAGGATTTTCTTGATGGAAATGGGGTTGTTAATCCTGGTACAACAACAGGAGAAGCCACAAACTGGTTACAAGTAACAGAACGTTTATCTTATAATAATCCTACCCCTAATTTATTAGAAGCAGACAATTCTGCAAGTGATTTAAAATATGTCCAGCCGGATTTAATTTATGAAAATAACGGCTCTGGCACACTACGATTAGTTAATCAAGCTTCTGAAGAAACCACACATGGACAAAGCATTACCTATTATTGTTGTAAAGCATCCGGACTAGATGCTTATACAGTGACTGCTCCTATTGCTGTCTGTAAAGTCATTGATGGGGATACTGGGCATTTTCGAATGGTTAAATTTAATCTCGGAAATAAATATGATTTAATGATGCCATTTGTTTATACGAATATTAAAGATTTATCTCATAGAGAAATTACAACATTATTTATGCGTGGTGCACATGCATCAATTTATATTGCCCATTACGAAATTATTAATCATCCTGGAATGAGTTTATGGGCGGCGCTTGTCATAATTGTTGTTGTTGTTGTGATTATTGTTTACGCTCCAGGATCAATAGGAAAAGCATGGAAAGCACTGACTGCTACGGGGAAAATTCTTGCAAAAGCTGCTGCAGCAGGTATTATGAAACTTGCTGTTGCTGTTGCAGGAATTATTACCAAAGCAGTGATTCATATTGTCATGACAATGGCCGTACAATATATGGTTCAAGCCATTGTGGTTGCTGTAACCGGTGATGAAGAACTTGCGATGATTCTGGGTATGTTGGCTGGTATGGCTGCAGGAATGACTGATTGGACTCCTGGTATTCCAACTGGTGTTGAACCAGGTGGAGTATTTTCGGGAGTTCCTGCTGGGACACAAACAATTGGTGCAGCAGCGGGAACTAACTTCACACAAGCTGGGTATTTCGTAAGTAATCCTACAGTACACGCGGGTTCATTTGCAGCATGGTCAATCCAGACGCCTGTCTTTATGGGTGCTTTTAGTCCAAGTACTATATTACATACAGGTTTTAAAGCTGCAACCGCATTAATCGAAACGCAAACTAAAGATATTTACCATGAAATAGAGAATATACATCAAAAACTTGATCATATATTAGAAAAAACAGGCAATTTACTTAAAGAATATACTGATATTTTAGACGGTTTGGAGAAGCCCATTGATGTCGTTCAACGAATTATTACGCAACCAACAGTTACGGCAGAGCAGAGTTTCATAGTTATGGATAATTTATTTGATTTAGATAAAATCCAATTTAATATTACAGCTAGGATTGACGCCAGTTTAAGTCCTAAATTAGTATCATAAACAGACCCAGATCTATAAATAGACAAGTCTTGATAATTATAGTAGTATTAAGGTAATTCTATATTTCTTAATTAAGGAGATATACGTATGGCTGAACGTGATCGAAATCAAATCAACTCTAGGTGGGGGCAAACAAAACGACTACAAGATAATCAGTTACGCGCTTCACCTAGTAGTCAACCTGTTGCTAACCTTACCTTTTCTAATTATCCAAAATCAAAAGGTAAGGCTCGTAAACTTGTACCTCCTGGTTTTTTCGAGGATGAGGCTGGTAATTTACAATTTAAAGGACCAAGTCAAGGATCAACTACTTTACTAGATCCTATACAAATGCCAGGTACACCACAAAGCAATCTGGCACAACTTGCTTTTCCTAGTCACAATAATTGGTCTCCAGCAGACCAATCGCGGCATTATTTTGGAGGAGCAGGAAATCTATCTCTCAGTGGAAGATTTGGAGGTAGTCAACCAAAATCACGATTCGGATCATTCGGAACATTCGCTAATCTCCAAAATAATCCAGCTTATAATCTAGTCATAAATCCTGATTTCATGCCAGGAGGTCAGTATGATCCTGGACTCCCACCACCTCCAGACAAGAAACCAGGCATGTTTGACGATTTCTTTGGTAAAGGTCGAGGGCTTGGCTTGAATAAAGATACGCTTGATTTAGGACTAACTGGTTTTGGTCTTCTCCAAAATATCGAACGTCAAGGAATGGCACGGGATCAACTCAATTTCGCTAGAGAAGAAGCAAACCGAATGGGGGCTATGGCTAAAGTGAATTTAGCAAATCAAGCAGATATGATTAATTTTAAATATGCCAATGTCAGAGATTGGATGAAAGCTAATGATCCATCAGGTACGCGATATACTCGACCAACTGATGTAGCCAGAACGATATAGGAGACCACTCATGGCATTACCAACAACATGGAGATCAGTTGCTGCTGGTGATACGTCGAATTATATAGCCCAAATGGGTTCTGCACGTGTTGCACTTCAACAGGAACAAGATGATATTCTAACGGATATATCGACGTATACAACTAATGTTCAACAAGAGAATCAAAGTCAAGCTGAAATGGAACTTGCTCAACTGCCTTCTCATGAAGCACGAGAAGCCTTTCTGCAAACAATGGAGAATGATCAACAAGGAGCAGGATTGAGTTCGCTCTTTGCACCAAATGTAACTAAACTGCATCAAAAATTACCTGGATTTTTAACGGACGATGTAACCATACGAAAAGATAAAGATCGTGTACACGTTCTTAATCAAGCAGATCAGATAGCTAAAATCCAGGATCCTGCAGAACGACGAAGCCAACTTAATGCGTTTATAGAAGCTAATGCTCTCGCTGGTATAAATGATCCAAATAATATTTTAACAACAGCACAGACTTCTGCATTCCAAGAAATAAAAATAGATCATACAAATTATCTTGATGCTGATCATTTGAAAAATGCGGGTTTAAGATTAGTGTCTGCTGGAGAAAATGATGAATTAGCTACATTTGCTACTGATTCTTACACAAAAGACTCTTATAATAAATTAATTGATAATATCGCTCACGACTTAGGAGTAGAAAATAGTACTGTACTATACGCAACTCGTAGAAAAATGGCACAAGATGCTGTTGATAGAAGTCCACATGGTATTCATTTTAAGCGGAGAATGAAAGATGAAAAAGATAGAACATATCCGCTAAAAAGAATGAGGGACTTGGCAGCGAAAGTTGAAGCACATCTTCCAAGTCTTAATAAGGTAAGTGGTCAGTATGAAGGCGGAAATGCAATTGAATTAGAAAAAGTTATGACAGAAATGAGTGAAATTTTAAATACTAATCCTGATATTCCTGATGAACAAAAAAATTGGGCAATTGGCATGATCCGTAGAGCATTAGATTCAACAGCATTGTTGCCTAAGAAAGCAACAGAGTTTCCTGAAGGACGGTATCTTGAGACTCATAAAAGTGCTAAACATCATCCTGACTTAATTGGTCAACCTGTCGATGAAATATATGAATTATTTATAAAATTTAATGGTAGTGGGGAACGCGCTTATCAAAAAGCTCCAGGTAGTCTTGATCAAAAAAGATTCTTAGAGTACATCACTGATATATATCACAAGAAATATCCAAAAATTCCTAGGGACATTTTAAAAATCCAAGCCAAAGAGAGAATTAATGTCAGTAAAGTACAGGATGCTTATACAGCAGGTAATGTACTAGAAACAGCAGAAAAACAAGCGACCCAAGCGGCCATAGAAGCATCGCAGCAGCACACCGACAAGAATCGAGAACTGTTATATGAAATAGGAAACAGTGGCGGAGTAGCTCCAGCTGCTTGGAATAGAGTTATTAAGAGAATGAAGCAAGAATATGGAGACGATTTTGAAAGACAATCAATTCGCACAATTAAAGAGGAAATTGGAAAGGCCAGTAAAAAGGTTCTGAATGTATTTCGAAATGAGCAAGGATTATCAACATTAACACTTGCCCAGGAACAAACTCTTCATGTTGGGATGGTTAATTTTTTTGAAAAATATACAGCATTAGATCAGGATAGAAATTTTATCTTTAACTGGTTTGGTGATGATGATGATATCGGGTTAGTCGGACTGGATGACGAAATAACTGATGTACATGTATCTACACTATTACAAGGTATACTTGAATCTTTACCCTCTAGAAAGTCGGACCTGCGAGCACCAGAGACAAGGCTAGACGACGCAGAATTAGTAGAAGTTAAACTTACAGAAGCAATTAAGAATAATCCAGCCCCGCCGTCAATTCCGACAACACTATCGGCGGCACTTCCAGGCGCCTCAACCTACGGCGATTACGTCGGATCAACTACTGGTCTTACTGCTGAAAGCGAAAAGACATTTCAACAAAATGTAGACGCATTACAATCATGGCTTGGAGGGTTGTTAAAACAGGATACTCCACGTGATCCTGTTCAGGGAGAGTGGAGAACAAAAGATGGAAAATCTGGAAGGACACTGGTACTAACCGACTAACCCGAAGTAAATCCAAATCTGGATAAATGAAGTAATATAATGTTATGCCCAAACATGAAGATATTAAAACTGCTCTAGGTTTATATGATACTCCTTTAGATCCTCCTGATACCACTGCTTCTCTACTTCAAGCAAAAAAAGAGCTTGGAAAACAATCTATTCAAGCTCAAAAAGCTGAAAAATTAAATGGTGAAACAGGGCAAGCTATACGGCTTGCTAAAGAAACATTTATGGCTCATAAAAATGGGCAAAATGGTACATCTGTACATACTCCAAATGTCCTTCCAGAAACATCTGAAATAGAAGAACTTCTTCAAAGCTCTCAATCTGTACCAACTGTTGATCAAACCGATGACAAAGATCTAACGTTAACACAAGATGAGAAAGATAAAATTAACGAGATTGTTGTTAATTATACTGAAGAAGATGTCGATGATAAAAATGTCTTGTTTGAACAAGTAGGTACAATAAATAAAATAGCAACGAAAAGAGCACGAGTTAGTGCAAGACAAGGTCTGTTAGGACAAAAACATCTTCAGAATGTTTCAGATATTCCTACCCCAGCAGCGGTCGATCAATTGTCTGACCAGTTAGATACCCAGTTTGGAACTCCTACAGAAATTGATCCACAACAAATTATTCAGAATTGGGAACATAATCTCTCTACTAGTGATGAAAGACTTGAACATTTAGTACAAGAAAGAACGAATATTGCAGAAAGTACGCTTCCAATGGAAGCCTATGTTGGTAAAACTGATGCGCAAGCAAAAAAGATTGCAGCAAATTATGAAACAATTCGTACTAAAAAATTAGCAGAAATTGATCAAAGAATTACAAATGAGCATGCTGCTAATACATTATTACGAAAAGCAATACCAACAGGAAAACAGAATCTTTCAAAAGCTATAGAACACGAAGCTGTTACTCCGTCTGTTGCAAAAAGTATTAAACGGAATAATCCGTTTAATATTAAAACAACTCCAGGTCTTGCATATGTAGGACAACTTCCTGAATCAGATAGTACTGTATTCTTTAGTACAGACACACCATTCCATGGATTACGTGCAGGATATCTGAATCTTATTACAAAATTTAAGCGAGGCATGACAGTAGCAGAAGCCATCTCAGAAATTTCTCCTTTAACAGATAATAATCCTACAAATAAAATGATTGCTCGAGCTAGTCGATATGCTGGAGTGAAACCCGGTGATACGATTGCACTTGCAGATTACGATAAAATTAAACAAATTGGATTAGCATTACTAACCTTTGAAGCACCTAATCATACCTATTCTAATGAATTAATAGATAGAGCTGTCACTGCAGCTCAGCATTATGCATATGCGCAACGATCACCGACTTCCATAACACCAGAATTACCGCCTATCCCAACACTTAGACACGAAGAAGTTCGGGATTCTCAGCAATCATTAGTTCGTCCACCTCAACCTACCTTACGTGATGATCCATTACCACGTTTTGCAGGTCCTCCTGGGAGTATTGCAAAAGAAGTTATAGAAAGTGGCAAACCCATAAAATCACCAGTATTGAATGTTGAGGAAACCTGGCAACAATTTCGTGCAGAAATTGGACAAGTAGATGATCTTGCCGTACTCGGATTTGATAAAGATGATGGGATGAAGAAATTAAAAACAACGGTACAAGAATATATGCGATATAAGCGTATTACTGATGTAACTTCTAAACAAGCTATTCAACATGTAATGTATAATTTATCACTATTTCTTAATTGGTATACTGATAAATCTCAAGTAAAACCACCACCTCTACCAACAGATCAAAAAACGACCGAACCTCCAGATATGATGATTGTGAACGGTGAAGAACGTTTAGTTAATGAAATTAAAAATGAACTAGATGATGATACAATTACTCAAGTACCAATTAATGATCTGGGTCAGTCTGTTCCACCTATTAAATCACCGGAATTACCCCAGAGACAACCATATGTTGGTGATAAAGGTATTCCCATGATGGCGGAGACCGTAGTTGAAGGGACTCGATTCAGACCTGATGAACATATCAAACCAGACGATCCTACTCCGCCTAGTTTTCTAAGATATAAAGGAAATCTTTATCAAATCCCGGAAAGATCAAGTCCTGTTCTTCCTGCAATGCCAAGCCCATGGGTACAACGATATATTGCAGCACGAGAAGAATGGGCTTCATTAAAACCTACTACTCCAATTGTTAAATCTGACGTTTTCGGTGATGGTATAGTACATACACATGAAGAAAACGGAGTAACAACTTACTCAGCACAAGTAGAAGGTGGGATACATGTTGGGGGTTTTGCTCATAAAAGTGCTGCTGCACACTTTGCTGCCTATGCAGCTGCAGATGCTTATGCGGCTACTACAGATGCTCCATTTTCTGATATTACGTTTTCTGCAGAATGGTGGAAAGAAATGCGTAATAGAACAATGCAAAGTTTAGCTTATCCAGTTGAACTTATTGCAGGCATGTTTGCAGGATCCCCAGCATTAAGTGATCATGTTGAAAATTGGAATATCACACATCCAGGTCATACTATTAATTATGACGATATGGTGAGTTTTAAATCAGGTCAGATGGCAGCCTCAAATCCTAAACATATTGTTCTTATGCGATTAAATGCTCAGGCTGAAGAAAATGCCAGTTACCAAGCTACTATTCAAGAAATGGGTGAACACTATAGAGATTTATGGCCTGTTAACAGAAAATATATGCGAGGTGCAGTTGCAGCATATAAAGTATTATATGAAGAGAAGGGTGCACCAGAAGCGATACTTTCTATTATTGAAAACATCGGAGCTTTTGCTGAAGGGGGATTTGATAGTATTGGATTTTCACTCGCTTTAACTCTAGGTAATATTCCGGTACAAATTGGTTTATTAAGTGCTATGGCTATAGGCAAATCTCGACAAATGTTAACCGAATATAAACAGAGTTTACCTGCAGGTCATTCTGGAATTATTCCTGACAATGTTAGACATCGTATTCAAATGTCTGCGGCCATTAGTCTGATACTGGAAAAAGCCAGTCTTCATTATGTAAAGGGAGCAGTTAAGAAATTACCTGGATTAGGTGATCGGGTTAAATGGGCAAATAAGGTTGCAAAAACATTCAATGACAGTCTTGTAAAAGATGGTTTATCTAAAACATTAATTAAGTCATTGGCTGTTAGACCTATTGCTGCTATGGCCGGGGAAGGCGCACAAGAATTCGGGAGTCAAGCTGCAGAAATCTATGGAATAACAGGACAGCACATTTCTGAAGGAGAAGCCATTCTAGCAGCGGCAGAAGGTGCATTAGCTACGCCTGGTATTGCAGGATCATTTCTAACGTTTCAATTAGGTAAAAAAGTAATTCATAAAGCTTTACAACCTAGTCAGAAGAAAGCCGCTAAAGCTGCAATTGAAACTCGAAGACTAGATTTACAAAATCAACTAGATCGAATGACAAATAAAGAGGCAAGAGAAGGTATAGAAGTACAACTTGCTGAACTGAAAAAACCCATCACTGATGTACAAGATGGTGTTAAGACAATTAATGAACGATTTAAAGAATTATATTATGAGCTACGAAAAAATTATGCACGAACTCATACTGACGCAGTTAATGAAGCCAAACAATTATTACAAGATGAAATTAAAGAATTAGAGACTCAACGAGATGCCATTGCAGTTGAGACAGATACAGCTCCCATAACACGTGAAGAAAGTATTGTTGGGAGAAAGCTTAAAAAAAGATTAGATACCATTAATTTTATGTTAAATCATCTTGAACAAACTCCAGACTCTAAAAATCCTAACAAACAAAAACAATTAAAAAAATATCAAAAACTTAAAAAACAAGTAGAAGCAGCATTAAAAAAGCCGCTTACTCCAGAAGAACTTAAAGTACATAAACAAAGTATTACGACACAACTAGAAAAAATTGCCAAATATCAAAAAGAAGGAAAAGTTAATACAGATGAACTTCTTAAAATTCTCAATTCATCACATGGCACAAAATTACACTCTGGTGAACTTAATACGCTCCTAGAACGATTAATTAAAACAGCTGGATTTATTCCTCAAATTGCACCAAAAATTGCACCTATAGAAATAGGTACACAAGTTGATTGGTTTGTAGAACAGGTAAATGAATTTACTGATACAGGCGGAACTGTAACCAAAATTTTTACAAATGAGAAAGATGGAAAAACATACGCGGAGGTTTCTGTTGAAGAAGACTCTGCAACAAAATTAGATCCAGAAAAAGAAGCACAAATTCTTGCAAAAGTTAAGAGAGATGTAGGGAATAAAAAAAGATCACTGGGCAATAATATAGATGAACAACCTATTATAGACAATTTCGGCCTTGAGTATCTGCATTTATTTTACAAAGAAATGTGGGGACTTATTGCTGAAAATATACGAAATGATACAAAACTTAGTACAGAAAAAAAACAAGAAAAATTACAACATATTCCTGGGATGCTTGAACATGATCTGAAGAAACTTAACGAACAGTATGGTGTGCTTCCAAGTGGAGCAAAACATGAAGGGAAAACCAGGACTGTTCCTTTAGATCAATTAACCAGACATACCTCGCCAGAAGTAGATGTTTTGCCGGCACACATTAAAACAGGTCAATTAACAATAGTAGATATTGATCCAAGTACAGGTCAATACCCGGATATTGAAACGAATGACCCGATATATGTTACACAAACTGATTCGGCTGAATTGCTTCAATATGTTCCAGATAAAAATAGTGGTTTAGAACAAACAATAGAAACAGACCCAAATGATAATACGGTTATTACAAAAAATACTATTTCTCTGAAAGAAGAAGATCCAGCTTGGCTGAATGCCGAAGGGGAACGCTTTACAGAACAAGATTTTAGTGATCCTGTTGCCTATCAACGATTTAAAGCTGAAACTGAAAAGTTTGATGCAAATCGAAAAAAAGGTATTACAGAACTTGCTAATCTTCGTAAGCAACAACAAACTTTAAAACCTGATCAGGTAACTGCAGCAATTCGTAAGAGTCTACTTCTTCAAATAGAAGAAATGGCTGATAGAGATTTAACTGATGAACAGAAAGAAGAGATACGTGCTGTTGTATCAAAAATTGTAGAAGCTAAGTTTCCAGATCTGTTAGATACTAACTCCGTAGGTGATAAATTATTTAGCGGTCCTGATGCAGAAAAAGCCGCAGCAGATGTACAGGAAGCTACTGATGAACAAATAGATGAAGCTCTTGCTGATCCTAATATTACTCCAGAAGATAAACGTCTTCTTGAAGATGTTAAAAAAGCTAATAAAGATAAAGCTAAATATAATAAAAAAGGAAATTTAGAAAAACAGGTTCATGATAAAGATTTTGTAGAAGTAAATGAAGATATTTTGGAAGGAGAGACTGCTCGATTTAAAGGTCTTCATACTTTTCGAGATGAAATTATTACTCTGTGGAGAAATGTAAAAAAATTACCCAAATTAATGCAAGAGCAGCAACTCAAAGTTCTTAAAGAACAGATGGAAACACATGCTGATAATCTTAATAATAAATTAATTGCATTTGAAAAAGCTGCTGCAAATAATATATCCGATCCTGTAAAAGAAGGTGAAATATGGGCTGTTGAAGGAACACGAATTGATCCAGCTTCACCATTACGAAAAATGCAATATGAAGTTAAAAAGATGAAAGTAAGTGATTACCATACGCAACGGGAAGAAGGACGATACCTTAATCGAATTGATGCGAATTCTTCTGTTGCTACTCCAGAACAAATTAATGGTTCGATTAAATTAATTAAAGGACTTAAAAATGAAGTAACTTTAGGACAAAGTGCGTTAGATGCTGTGCAACGCTATACAGGAAGTTCTATTGAAAAAAGATCAAGGCATATCCGTTTTGAGCAAGAGGATATAAAAATATTTCAAGATCGGGTATCAGCGTTACTTAAAGCTAGTTTTGCTCCACCTCGAAAAGCTGCAATACCAGAACAAATTGATGAGCTTGGAAAACCTAGTACAGCAGAACAACCTATATCAGAAACAATATCTGATTACACCAAATCTGTTCTTGACACAAAAATTGCAGAATATGCTCAACAACTTAATACATTGTTGGCGAAAAAAGTTAAAACAAAGGAAGATCTAGATGAAATTAAAACTATTCAAGCAATCATTAAACGTCTTAGGGCTACTAGAGACGGAACCCTTGATACTGATGATAAAACACCTGAAGACGAGAGTGATACACTTGAGTTATCTGCTGATGAAATTAATGAAATTATTGATGATATTACAGAGGAAACTGAAGCCGACGCGCCAGCGGAGGCTGAAGGAACTCAATTAGAACTATTTCCCCGCACTCTTACAAATTTTATTGAAGGTGCCAAGGCTTTTGGGAAAAAACTTTACGAATCAGTAGTAACAAAAGAAGTTGTAGATAAATTAAAAGATTCTTCTAAAAATTTAGAAAAATCTTTTAATTTATTAGGTGCGTTTTTTACGGATTTAATTCATATAGGATCCGTAGATCCAGAATTAGAAACACCAGGTTTGCATACGTTACAAGATACAGATTTTGAATGGACGCAAGAAGATATTGACTCGCAACAATATAAAGGTAGAAAGCTTGTAGTTGGTGCGTTTGCTCCAGATAAATTATATAAAGCTCTGACAACATTAGGAATGTCTGATCCAGGAGCACGAGTTTTAATAGAAAAATATAGAGATTTTAGAAAGAGATATTACGATCCAAAGGTAGGAATTGCTGGTAATGTCTCAACTCATAATTATATTATTGGAACAACAGGTGAACCCTTATCCCTTTTATTACGTGAAGGATACTTGCCAGATCAAGTTGTATTTGCACTTATGATTGGGGCAATGTTATGGCAACAACAAAGACCAACTGATCGTCGATTTACTAATGATTATCAGAGAGTACAATTTTTATATGGTGCAAATGCTTTACGAGGTGATGCACTTGGACAAGATGAAATAGCAGAAGTTAATAAAATTGGTTTTGATTATCATCAAGCTGCTGATGAGATTGGACGAGATGTTGCTTCATTATTAAAATTTTCTATTAAAAAACTAGCTGAGGATCATCCTCAAAAAATTGGCGCAGATTTGTATTTTGAGAGTTTAATTCCAGTTTTAGGATTAGCTGCGTTAGAGATAGCAAAAGGTCCACAAAATGATCCTACAGCATTATTAGAAGTTATTGAACATCGATGGGCTTTTGCTGAAGCCGTTGTTCCAGGACGAAATTTTAATAATTATCATCCAAAAAACAATCCTCTTATTTATAAACACATTAAAACTGCCAAACGTTATTCCTTTGCCAAAACACATAGCGCACTTAAACATACAACCTCCAAACTATATACGATACCAACTGGTGCAGGAGAAGAAAAACGTCGTTTCTTCTTCAAAGCTGAACGAGCTATTGTTGCCGAATTGGTTTCTATTACTAAAACCGATATAGAAATTAATAAAGACAAACCTCTCACCAAACCTCCTAAAGTATCTGATAGTATTAAAGGTACGTTCGGAAAAATTCCTAGAAAAGTTGCAAGTGTACTGGCAAAGCTTCAAAAAATTAAATGGAATGCTTCTGAAACTATGAGTACTGCTGCAATGTTACAGCAAGCTGAGCTTACAGATGAATATGGAATTACAATTCTACAACACTTAGCAGGAGTCGCACCTATTCTTGAAGATCATCATCATGAAGCTGAAAAAGAAAGTCTTCTCGCATCTAATCAAGATAAAATAAAAGATCTCGATACTATATTAGAAGCATTTGATAATAACGGGGACAATAATTTATTAAAAGATTTTTATTATAAATACGAAATACAAAACCATCATCGTATTATGATGCAAGGACAAATTAATCCTCAAAATAGTAAGGTTACTCGATTTTTATTACGAGCTTGGGATGCAGAAAAATTTACTAATAACAATCTTTGGAAATTTAAATTAGCTGTTGCCCAGAATTTTGGGTTAGAAGTTGATAAAAATCGCTTTTCTTTTGCAGAAATTGAGTTTCAACAAATTATTACTAATACCGATGTTTTAATTGCTGTACAAGCCTTACAAACTATTAATGCGAAAAAAGAAGGTGTGGACCAAGAAACCTATACAACGTTAGCAGACGCGTTACGAAGAATTAAATCTAAATATAAAGATAGTAACCTTTCTTTACTTAATGCTATCACAGCATTAACTCAATATATGCCAGCTAAATCAGATTCTTTTAATGATACTGAATTAAAAAAAGGTGCCTCATTTACATCAGATATTGTGTTCCAAGCTGATGGTATTTCGAATGGGTTTGCTATTAATGTTATGCAATTCCCTCAATTTAACAATTTGGATAATGTTTTACATCAAGTTGGTAATACATACGGTACAGAGTATAAATATGATCCATTACAAAAAGACGTGTATCAAACATTAGGAGATCATATTTTAGCTAATTCTACGGTTAAGGAAGCATTTCTCTACCATCAAACTAATTGGTTTAAATTACCCCAATCCAAGGCGAAATTTAGGTTTAATTTTTCAGCAATAAAAGATAGGTTCGGAAAAGGTTTCTTACCACATCGTCGAATAAATGAAACGCATTTTGAAGAGCTGTACTCTTCTTTAGATACAGCTCTGAATACCGTATTTCCAGATTTTACAGGAGGAAATCAAGAGAAATTACGTGATATCGCTAAATATCCATTTATGATTTATATGTATGGTGGAGGTATTGATCGAATTTCCCAAGATGTTACAAAAGAAATAATCAAAGATATCTACAAGGAAGCAGGAAAGTTACAACGACTTTATAATGAATTGGCTGATCCTTCTGATACTCTTACTGGAGAAGAAAAGAAAATTCATGAAGCTAGAAGAGAAGAAATTCGGCGCTTATTTCAGAATGAGCCTTTTGGTTCTGTTGAGAACCAACAAGACTTATGGGACAAGCGTATAACACCTTTCCTAGATAGTCTCTTTACTCTTGGAGCATTTGAACCAGGTAAAGATCATAAGAATCGAAATATCCTTAATCGAACTCAATTTGCAGAAGCTATACAACAAGGCACGTCATTAAATAAATATTTTAATGAAACCTATTTACTACATCGAATCAGCCTACACCTAGCGCCTAGATTTCAATATGGTTTAGAGGAAATGCTTGGCGCAACCAAGGAAACCAGGAATGCTATTGTACAGATAGGAGAAATTCTACATGCTGCATTTATGGTTCGTTATCAACAAGTCTATTTTGATGAATTAACTAGGATTAATGACGTTAATTTAGAAAAACTTAAGAAAGAAGGAAAAGAAAACGAATTTACTAAAAGATCAAAATTAACTAGATATGAAATCATTAAATTAATTAATGATCCTGATGGGCCATTATTAAAAGTCTTTCCTCAATATATTGGTCCACTTACATCAATGTTACCTGATACTGATGATATAACAGATGAAT